TAGGTATAGGTCGTGCCCGCCGTCCCCAGCGCCGATCCGTCGAAACTGAGCCGCACCGCTCGTGGCGTCTCCGCCACCGCCGCCGCCTTCTCCGCCATCCCGGTTCCGTCGTGCTCGAACGTCAGCTGCAACGTCGCCTCCGCCGGCACCGTCACGACGAACGAGAAAAACGTGCCCAGCCCATCCGCCGGCCACTTCTGCCGCACCCCCGTGTTGGCCGCGTTCAACTCGAACCCCAGGATCGTCCCCGACTTCGGCGTAGTCCCCATCGCGCCGGCCGCATCGATGCACACCGACCCCTTCCCGAACAGGATCTCCTCCACCGTCGGGATCGACTGGCCCGTCGTGAACGAGCACAGGCTCACCTGCCGCCCCACCCACTGGGCCGCCATCGTCACCAGATCCGCCCCCTCACCCGCGATCACGAACGACTGCACGTGCGCGTACTCCATCTCCTCCGCCTGCTGGTCGTCCCCGCCCTCGATCGTGTAATACGACAGCGTGTTCGCGGCCGTGATCGGCATCGTGTAGGCATAGATCAGCCCGCTGCCCGCCCCATCCGCCGCCCCCGTGTTCACCTGCTTGATCCCGGCCTCCAGGATATACGGCAGCTGCTCGAACGTCGCCGGCACCGCGTCCATCGCCAGCCCCGCCAGCAACTTCGGCGTCGCCGTCCGGTTCACCCGCTGCAGCACCCCAACATCCTCATCGATCCGCCGGATCTCCCGCTGATCCTCGATCGTCCCCGTCCCCCGCCAGATCGTCGTCGCCGGCACCGCCGTTCCCGCCGTCGTCTCCAACCCCATCTGAATCTTCCGAAGCGCCTTCACACCCATCGTCTATCCCTCCTCATTTCCGGTATTTGATATTTGATATTTGTCATTTGCTATTTGAAATTTGCGCTTTCTCACCCTTCTCCCTGGCCGGCCTGTCCCGCGTTGTATCGCGGGGCTGACCGCCCGCCCCGCCTGCTCCTGCGGGGCTGACCGCTGACTGCTGACCGCTGCCCGCCTCCACATACAATCCCGTCCCCACCAACGCCTCCCGATCCCAACCACCTGTCCCGTCAGCGGGGCCCGCCTTAACCTCCGCCTCCGTCAGGTCCCGGGCCGGCACCCCGCCAATGAACCCGCCTCCAACATATCTCAGCATGCCTCCACCTCCACCGCCATGATATTCGTAGGGGCACCCCTTGTGGGTGCCCGCCTTGCCCGCCCCGGCTTCGCGGTTCGGGCCGGGGTGGCTGCCCTCTCCCCATCACCACCCGCCCTCTCCTCATCGTCACGCGCCTCCGCCCACCCCACGGCATAGGATCGATCAATCACCAACGTCCTCAAATGCGGCGTCACCAGATCGCAATCCACGTAATGCGGAATCCCCGCCTCCTCACAGATCGCCCCGAAATACATATCCTCCGTCGGCTGATCCAGCGACCCCTCCGCATACGCATACCGGAAATGCGGCCACCCGTATCCCTTCTCCATCAGCCGCTCAAACACCCACCGCTGAATCGCGATCGCACCAGTCCCCACCACCGCCACCTTGTGTAATCCCGTCTCCTCCCGCCCCACCGCCACCAGCCCGCTCGTAGATCCCGCCTGTCCCGCCTGCCCCTGCGGGGCTTCCTGTTGCGGGACATCCGGGCCCCGCCGAAACGCACACACGTCAAACGGCTCCCCCCTTCGAAAATACATCGCCCCCACCACCCCCACGTCGTGTGCCACCAACCGCTCGATCACGTCCATCGGGTGCATATGATCCGCGTCCAGCATCACCAACACATCCCGGTCATCCCGCGCCACCTTCGACAACGCCAGCACCGCCTTGTTCCGGGCATCGTCCGTCCGCCGGTAGCCCTGCACCAGGTGGTTGTACCCCAACGCCGCCGCCCTGCCCGCCACCCGCTCCGCCGCCACCACCGCCGCATCGTCCATCCCCGGCGTCACCAACTGCGTCCACAACACCAACCGGTTCCCCTTTTGGTTATTTCCGTTGCGATTTGTGCTTTTTCCCTGCCGGTTCCCCATCACTCGCCCCCCTTCTCACCGTGCCGTCGCCGTCAATACCTTCACTCCCTCTAACCAGAATCGAAACCCGATCGTATCCTGCCCCGCCACCTGCATCGGCATAAACCGATACCGGATCGACCCAAACGTGCTCACCGTCCCCCCCAGCCTCGGATCCGCCAGCAGTGCCGCCGGCACACTGTCCACATACGGCATTGCTTTGGCCACATCCCTCGGCAGGTCCGTCCGCGCCACGTGGATCTCCACCACGATCGTGTGCAGCGCCCGATCCGTCCCCACCGCCCCCACCTCGATCACACCCTCGCTCGCGTACGCCCGCGAAAACGGGAACACCTTAATGCTCTCCGTCGGCTCGTGCGGCGCCGCCCGGATCCCATCCAGCCCCCCAATCGTATCCTGCACCCAGTCAATAGCATCCTGCAAGGCCAATTGTTACTCCTTCTCCACAACGCAACTTCGGCGGCCGAAGTCCCGCGTTCTTTTGCGGGGCAAGGCCATGTCTACTCCATCAACCCGCGGTCCCTATCCTGGCCGCAGTCCCGCACTCTGTGCGGGGCAATGCCATGCTTACTCCTTACGTTTTACGTTTTACTCTTTGCTGTTTACTGTCTACTGCCTACTGTCTACTGACTATCCCACTTCCCCCGAATCTCCTCCCCCATCTTCCCTAACAATCGTTTAATCCGCCCCAAATTCTCCTCCAACGCCCCCCGCAAATACCGCCTCGGCACCAACCCTCCCCGCCTCCCAATCGCCCGCGCCACCAGGAACGGATCAAGCCCTTTCCTCGCCGCCCACGGGTCCAGCCCCGCCGTCGGTGGCCAGTGCCGCCCCCCGCCCCCCGGCCCATCCGTCTGCGAACCGGTGCCATACTCCATAAATGCCGCGTATTCCACGTCCGTCCCCACCCTGGCCAGCGTATCCTCCACCTGGTGGGTCAGACTCGACTTCAGCCGCCCCGTATTTAGCGGTGCCTTCTTCTTCGCGTCCCGCTCCACCCCCAGCGCCGCGGCCGTCAGAAAATCCTTCAGCGGCCCCTTCCACAACGCCGGATCCAGCTTCCCCATCACCCGCTCCAACCCCTCAATCCGAACCGTAATCATCCTCGTAGGGGCACCCCTTGTGGGTGCCCTCTCGCCGCTGCATTCATCAAACCGCCCCCATCAACCGCCTCCGATACGGATCCAACAACCCCACCACATCCGCATCCCGCAACACCCCCCGCATCACCTCAATCTGCCCCAACTCCGGCGAGGACACCACCGTCGCAAACGCCGTATCCTTCCGCTTCCACAGCTTGGCCGCCCCGATCAGCACCGCCTCCCGCACCGCCTCCGGCACCTCATAGATGCTCGCCGCCGCTGCCGCCTGCGCCGCCGCCGTCGACCCATTCACCCCCCGATACACCGTCGCCGAATCGTTCGGATCCCCGTCCGTCACCGTCCGCACGTACATCCGCTCCGTCCCGGCCAGGATCGTTTGCCCCGGCTCCAGCAACGAATAATCGCTCACCGTCACCGTCGTCGCCACCGCGTCCGCCACCGTCACCGTCGCTCCGCTCGCCGCTGCCGCCTGCGCATCCCCATTCCCATAGCCCCACTCCGCCGCGATCTCGATCGCCTTCTGCCCCCGGTACCAGTATGAGTAATCGCCCCGCCGCAGATCCAGATCCACCCGCATCTTCGGATACCCGACGTATGGCCACAGAATGTAATCCGTCTCCGCCAATTCATCCTCATACGTCGCGTCCTGATCCCCATCCATCTTGATCGACGTCACACTCAACAGATCCGCCACCCACAGCCGCGACAAATACTGCGACACCCGCTCCGTGTACTGGTCCAGGACCTGCGCCACCCCGGCATCCCCGTCGTAATAACGAGCCTCCGTCATCACGTAGAAATGCCGCCGGCAATACCGATCCACCGCCCGGCTCACCGCCTCCAGCAAATGCAGCAACATCCTATCATCGACGACGTCGTCGATCTCCAGCCGCGATTTGAACTCCCCCAAATCCGCATATGTCCCGTAGGTCGCCATCCCTCACCACCATCCCTCGTAGGGGCAGGCCTTGTGCCTGCCCTGACCCTGTCGCCCCTACCGGATATACAGGATCACCTCGCCGTTCTTCGTGTCCCCCGCGTTCGTCACCCCCAGCGTCAGCTTGTCGTTCGCCACCGCCCCCATGCTGGCCACCACCGTCTCCGCCGCCGCGCTCGACCGGTCCGCCCCCTGACCCGCCAGCACGTCGTACCCATCCGCGTCGTTCAACACCACGTCGTACAGATCCGACGGCGTCGTCGCCCCCGGCACAAACACCGCCCGCACCAGCACCCCGTTATATGCCTTCGTCGTACTCCCGTCCGCCGCCCCACCCGCCGACGACGTCCACGAAAAATGAACCTTCTTCAACGTCCCGTGTGTCTCCTCACTAACCGTAACCGTTCCCGCCATCCCTCACCTCCGCGTTACCTGTCCCGTTCTCTTTCGGGACCACTTGATATTTGTCATTTGATATTTGTCATTTGCCATTTGTCATTTGTCATTTGCTATTTGTCCCTACTCCCACGCCCCCTCACGCTCCCCGATCTTGTCACCTGCCAACGCCGGCCCGTCCCCCGCAATCGGAAACGACCGCTTATACCGGCTCGCCAGCGCCATCCGCACCCGCTGCCGCTCAGCCTCCGCCTTCTCCCGTTCGGCCTCGCGCTCCGCCTTCTCCCGCTCCGCCTCCTCAGCCGCCACCCGCTCAGCCTCCAATTTGGCTGCCTCTTCGCGCGCCGCCTTGTCCACGGCCAAAGTCCCGTTCTTTTCCCGGGGCGCCCCCTTCACCATCTTGTCCTTCCCCGCCCGCTTAACCGCCATCACCCACACTCCTCTCCTTCCCTAGGGGCAGGGCTTGTCCCTGCCCCTTACGCTTTACGCTTTACTCCTTACCCCTAGTCCGTCGATGCCGTCCAGTTGATCAGCATCCCCTTCTCGTTCACCAGGTTCGCCACGTACACCGGATCCATCACCTGGAACGTCGCCCCGGTGATCGCCTCAGTGATGTTGGCCCCATTCGTCAGCAGCATGATCTGCAAGTCCGGCCCGATGAACCCCGTTGAACTCCCCACCGTGTCCACGACCGCGATACAGGACGCGTTCGCATTCCAGATCGTGCCAGTGTGGATCCGCACCCGCGCGCTCAGCGTCGTCCGGCAGTCGATCGCCCCCACCGCGAAATTCCCGTAGATGTAGAAATTCCGGATCTCAGCATCGTCCGCACCCACCAGCGCGATCGCCGAATCGCTGCCGGCAGCCGCCGCTCCGAACACCTTGAACCCGTCCACCAGCAACCGGTCCGCTGCCGCCGTCGTGATCAGGATATCCGTCGCCTGGTCCACCGAGTCCCGATACTCACAATCCAGGATGGCACAGTCGGCCGCGCTCACCTCGATCAGGCCCGTCGCCGCGTCCACCCCACCCAGGAACCGCAGATTCCGGATCGATACCCCCGCCGCCGCCAGCTTGCAATCTCCCGCGATCGCCGTCGCCGTCAGCGTCGGCATCAGCCGGCCCCGCCGGATCCCGATCACCGACACCCCGGCCAGGTCGATATCGATCGCGCTGTCAGCCGCCAGGTTCTCCGCATGCGCCGGATGCACCCAGATCACATCTCCGTTGCTCGCCACACACTTGTTCACTGCCGCGTCGATCGTCGCCAGCGTATTCTCCCACGACGTCCCCTTGTTCGTGTCCGACCCAGAATTGCTGTCCACGAAAAACGCATTGCCCGGATGATCCGGCGGATACAACACCAGATCCCCGCCCAGCCAATGCGACACCAGCGGCCCCCTCGGCACCTCACTCATAGCTCATTCCTCCTCTTTTTCCGGAACGCGGGCTCGCGCCCGCAACCATCCTCATCATTCTCGTAGGGGCAGGCCTTGTGCCTGCCCTGGGCCTTCTGCCTGCCCTCGGCCTGCCCTGGGCCTGCCCCTTACTCCTTACGCTTTACGCCTCACTCAATCAGTGATCGCCGTCGGCGGCGTCGACTGCTGATACCGCTCCGCCAACACATACAGCGCCGACGTGATGTTGGCCGCGTTAGACGCACCCGTCTTCACCGTCAGGCAGTCAAACGCGCCCAACGTCGCCGGATCCACCTGGAACACCACCATCTTGTCCTTCACCGCCGCACTGGTGGTGAACGACACCGCGTCCGTCTGCCGCACCAGCGTATCCGAAGCGACGCAGTCCTCATTCGCCCAGATCGGCACCGCCACCGTGATCGCCGTGCTCCCGGTGGGCGCTACCGCCGTCGCCTTCTCCAGCGTGATCGCCATCGTCGCCGCGTTCGCCTGGTTGACGTGCACGATCACGTACGCCATCAGCACGTTCTTCAGCGACACGTAATCCCCCGTCAGTGCTGCCCCCGCCTGCGGCTTCAGCGCCTCCACAATCTTGAAATTCTCGGGCAAACACAAACCCGCATATGCACCCATCTTCCATCCCTCCTATTCTGGGATTTGATATTTGATATTTGTCATTTGCTATTTCCCTGGACACTCCCTGGACACTGGGACGGTGTGGGACGGTGTGGTATTTCCTTGGGGAGTTCTTCCCCCCGACCTCTAACACTGGGCCGGGGGGCTACTCCCTACTCCCTACGACCTACGCCCTCGTATCCAACACCACAAACGGGCTCAACGTGTTCGTGCCCTTGAACGGCGTCAATGCCGCGTTCCACGCCGGCTGCCCGTCCACCCGGTACACAAACCGGAACGCCGTCTCGTCATACACGAACCGCACGTGGATCGACGAGGCCGACTGCAGGTCTCCCTTATCGATCATCAGATACTGGCTGAAATCGCCCAGTATGATGTCACCCGTCGTCCCCAGCGTCTGGCAATACTCCACCGGGATCACCGGCCGTCCGAACAGCGACCCATACGGCGACGCGCTCAGACCACCAGCCGGCAGATACACCGGAACCCCGCCGGTCCCCACCGCCAGAGACATCGTGTGCAACTGCGGCTCGATATCCTGGTTGATCAACCACACCGCACTCGGCCGGCTCCGCGCCCACAGCCGGGCCCACATATTGATGACGTTCTCCGCCACCACCGTCGCGGCCGCCTGGCCCGTCTCCTTCGCCACGCTCACCAGACACGGTGCCGCCATAATACCCAGCGGCTGCCCCGCTCCCGAACCGTTGATGATCGCGTCTTCCGTCAGGAAATTCAACTCCTCGCTGAACCCCTGCCGCACGATCTCCTCCAGCGCTGCCGCGTCCTGCAGCAACTCGTCCGTCGCGTAACACAGCCCGATGAGTTTATGCAGCGTCAGCTCCATCTGCCGGAACTCGGGCGTCGAGGCCGTCTTCGTCCCCGCCTCAGCCGCCCAGTACCCGGTGATGCCACCCCACCGCGATCCCGTCGCCCGGCTGGTCTCCGCCAGCGCGTTGATCTTCAGCCCGTTCGCCCCCGCGCTGATCGGGATCCGCCGACATCGGCTCGTGATCTGCCCCATCTCATACACCCGCTTCAGCAAATCAGCCGCAAAATCCGTCTGCACCAGAAAGCCGCCATCACTGGCCACCCCCTCGCTCAGACCCGCTGCTTTGGCATTGATCTGCAGCAGGCGCTCATCTGCCTGGCCCCCATCCCTGGCCGCCTTCGTCACCGCCACCAACTGCTCCCCAAACGACTTGAACGGCCGCACCCCCGGGAGCGCCGACGTCTCGTCGGCATCGCCACCCGGCACAAACCGATTCTCAACCTGCCCCGCCTGTCCCTGCGGGGCCTGCACCGGCGGGTGCGGCGCTTGCGCGAAGCCCTCCTTCACCGCCTCGGCAATCGCCTCCTGCAATGCCGTCAACTCCTTCTCATCCATTTCCTTTCCCTCCTGCTGTAGGGGCAGGCTTTATGCCTGCCCACTCTGTTTCGACCATCTCACGATCTCATCCCGGACCATCTCCATAACAATCCGGCTCAAATCACCATCTTGCGATTTGATATTTGCCATTTGTGATTTGTGATTTATGCTTTCACTGGCCGTGTCGCCGCCAGTCTCGCGCATCAACACCCCCGCCAGCCCTCTCGCCAGCGGCGCCATCCCCTCCGAAATCCCCACCCGCCCCACAATCTCCACCAGGTACGCCATCTCATCCCCCAACTCCCCCTGGCTCACCTCCCGCGCCACCGGCGCCCTCTCCACCGGCAAATCACTGAACGGCAACTCCGCCTGCCCCGCCTGTCCC